AATTATATCCTCCATGTAGTTATGATCTTTTTCGGGATCGTAATGTTCTCCATTAGTGTAGGGGTGGAGTTTTACTATAATCTTATCCTTTGTTTGTGCAAATAGTTCGGAGATTATCCACTCAAGTTTATAGCTATATGCCCCCCAGTCTTGACGGAGAACCACGCTGTCGCCAGGGACTTGTCCTACAACTAACACATAATCCTTATCCTTTCTTGCCTTAGTTGCCTTGGGGAAATAATTTTTCCCAAACTTACACTCGTTTGTTGTTTTCCATTTCTTAACTTTAGTGTTAAAAAAGTTAGTAACTTCTTCTTGGGGAATATTTTCGAAGTCTGGTTTGTTATAAGTAGGAGTTGAATATGATCCATACCCTAATTCATCTAAGGTAGTTTGTTTTATATCAGGTACAGTAGGTTTAAAAAACCAAGTTTTTTTGGCTTGGATTATCCCCTCTCCTTTAATTTCTGATAGGTCTGCATGATTATACAAAACTAAATCACACTTCCAACGATCCTCATAGGGGGTGGTTCCTGGCATATCTCCCATAAATCCTGGATGTTTTTGTACTTGATAACCGTTCTGTTTTAAAGCTTTTATAACCCATGTCATCCTCACATCCCAATCATTTCCCCCCCTCTTTAAATCAGAAAATTTATAGGGCCATATTACTGCTGTTTTCTTTTTCATAATAACTCCAAAGGTAGTTTAGTGTTTTCAACGAATGCTGTCCTATTTTTATGCCATGAATCTCTTCCTGCTAACTCCCCTTTAGAGTAGTGGAGAATACTGATGGGGACTGTATAATTTTCATACCCTAATAGGTGAGCTTTACTGGTGTAATGTATGTCGTAGAAATCCCACTCACCTTCAAAATATTCTGGTTTTTCTAGTCCGACATGATCCCACACCTTTTTTTGAGCAGCTAAGAACAACCCATCTAACACCACCACTTCTCTATGAGGCCCGTACTCTGTCCTCATGATTTGCTCCAGGGACTGCGAACCAGGATGCCATACAACTCCACTATGTAACCCTTTAGCCCATCTCTCCTGGTCCCACCAGACAGCATTTTCTCCTAGAGAAGTTGTACCCGCAGGACCAATAATTCCCGTTTTCGGCTCTAAACATTGGGAGAGGGCAGCTAAAAACGATGCTTGATCATTGAAGATTTTCAGATCGTCATGACATAATATAACTATATCATCAGGATCAAGGTTCATTCCGTTGACGGTAGTAGTATATGCTTCAAAGATGGAGGTAGCACCAGCGTTTAGTTTGACATTAACCCCATAGGAGATTAATGTTTTAACAAGTCCCTGCGTTACTATATTTAAGTTCCGATCTCTAGTACATATAATACAGTGTATCTTCATGACCTATAATAGGATAGATTAAATAATTTTATGGATAAAACAAAATTAATTGCTGAGTTTAAGAGATGTAAGGAAGATCCTGTCTACTTTATCTCCAAGTATGTAAAAGTAACCCATCCTGTGAGAGGGTTGGTTCCCTTTAAGCTTTATCCGTTCCAAATTGAGATCCTTAACGCTATTGAAAATCATAGGTTTAATATATTACGTAAATTTAGACAGGCAGGATGCACCACTATTTCCGCTGCTTACTCTCTGTGGATGGCTGTTTTTGAAAAACACAAATCTATCGTTATTCTTTCTAAAGGAGACTCTGAATCAACAGAAGTCTTGGATAGGGTTAAAATTATGTATGATGAGCTTCCTGGATTCTTAAAACCTGCTATTGTAGAAGATAACAAACATACACTAAAATTAAGTACGGGATCAGTAATTAAATCTAGGCCATCAGGGAAGCAGTCTGGTAGATCCTTAGCGGGATCCTTCCTTATAATTGATGAGGCTGCTTTCATCGAACATATTGAAACAATCTGGGCTGCTGTATATCCTATTATCTCTACTGGGGGTCGAGCTTTTGTTCTTTCTACTGTTAACGGGGTAGGGAATTGGTATCACGAAGTTTATAAAGACGCCCAAATAGGAGCTAATTCTTTTAACTGTATTGATATTAACTGGGAAGATCACCCAGAGTATAAGAGGCAGGAAGGGTTCGAACCTTTGTATAAAATAATGAACGAGAAGGGCTTGGATGTTGATGAGTGGGAAGAAACCACTAAGAAGAATATGCCGTTAAAGCAGTGGCTCCAGGAGTATGAGTGTGAGTTTCTTGGAACAGGGGACACTTATATTGAGGGGTACTTATTAAAACGATTACTAGAGGGAGTGGAATCGGAGTATATTATAAAGTACAATAATAAAATGCGCGTATGGAAAGAACCAGAACAAGCGTATGATTATATAATGGGGGTGGATGTGTCAATGGGGCGAGATAGGGACTACTCAGCCTTCCATATTTTTAATCGCTACACAGGTGAACAAGTAGCTGAGTTTTATTCCAACAAAACCCCTATAAATGAGTTTGCGTCTATAATTAATACAGAAGCATCGCTATATAATACTGCCTTAGTTATCATTGAGCGCAATACGATAGGGAATAATTTAATAGATTGGTTATTTAATAACCTAGAATATGAGAATTTGTGGATGGATGATAAGAATGATTTTGGGATTCAGATAACTGTAAAAAATAGAGAAGAAATTCTAGCTAGATTAGAAGAATACATTCGGAACAATTATATTAAAATTAACTCAAAAAGGACCGTTGATGAGCTTTTAACCTTCATTGTCACCGCTGGAGGGAGAGTGGAGGCTGATAAAAATAAGCATGATGATTTAATTATGAGTCTTGGGATACTTGTTTCTTTACTACATAATTTAGTAGATAATAATCCTTTGGAGTTATCTCTTAATACTCCAAAAGAAAAAGAACCGCTTTCTCCACTAAGAGCAGATCTTAAAGATAGTTACGGCGGGATGAGCAAGGAAAATTTTGAATGGTTGATAAAATAAATAAAAAGAAGCTAGACGAGGGTGCGATTGGGTATACGGGGTTTTCCCCAGGTGGCCCAGACGGTCGGATGGGTCCTTACTTTTACCCCTCTGGTAGATTAGGTCAATTTTTAGCGAGATTCTTTGCCACAAAAGCTGCTCCTTATTTAGCACAACAAGGGGATGATGGTCCAACCCCCCAAGCGCATCTCGCAGGAGATACGGTTCAAAACGCAGATGTAGTATCCCCTGATAAGTTACCTGCGTTGGGGACGATGAGCCGCACTACTCTGAATCTTCCTGAATTAGAGGTGAGCAGGAGAGAGCGATACAAAAGATTTGAAGAGATGGATAATTACCCAGAGGTAGGAACCTCTTTTGATATCTACTCAGACGATGCAACTCAGAAAAATTTAAGAAATGAGCGGTGGACTATTCAAAGCGGAAACCAATTAACCGTGGATACTGTTAAGGATTTATTTCATCATATTCACTTAGATCGAATGTATTGGGAAATTATTAGAAATACGGTTAAGTACGGAGATTGTTTTATTGAAACAGTAATAGATGTAAATAATTCTAAGAAAGGTATACAACGTCTTAAAGTACTGAATCCTAATTTTATTATTCGTGTAGAGAATGAGTACGGATATTTAACTGATTTTTTACAGGAGATCCCTGACAAAAACGATTGGGCAGCTTATGGGAGTGCGTCCGATCTAATGGCAGGCGCTAAGTTTATAACATTGGATAGGAATCAGATTGTACACTTCAGACTTAGAACAGCAGACCCCTCGTACTATCCATACGGAAAATCAATTGCTGCCTTAGCTATTCGCGTGTTTAGATCTCTTAAGTTAATGGAAGACGCAATGCTTATCTATCGTCTTGCGAGAGCCCCCGAGAGGCGTATTTTTTATATTGATGTCGCTAATATGCCAGCTACTAAGGCTGAGATGTTTATGGAGAAGGTTAAGGAGAAGTTTAAAAAAGAAAAGTACTTCGATCCTAATACAGGGACTGTAGATGAACGATATAACCCTATTAGTGCAGATGAAGATTTCTTTGTTCCCACTAGAGGAAATCAAGGAACAAAAATTGATACCTTACCTGGGGCACAAAATTTAGGAGAGGTTGATGATGTTAGGTATTTCCGTGATAAGCTTCTAGCCGCTCTTAAGGTTCCTAAAGATTACATCGTTGAAAAAGATAAATCCCCAGAAAGAAAAGCTAACCTCTCCCAGTTAGACGCCAAATTCGCCAGAGTGATTGGACGGGTTCAGCAACAGGTGGAGATTGGCTTAGAGCAAATTGCTCGTAGACATTTAGCCTTATTAGGGTTTCCTGCCTCTTTAATAAAAGAGTTAAAGATTGTACTCCCTGATCCAAGTGATACTTTTACAAAGAGAAAGATGGAGATTGACGAACAAAAAGCTCGTGTAGTCCAGGCTGTCGTAGCTACAGGGTTATTTCCTAAGAAGACAATCTATAAAGAACTTTATGATATGACCGATCAGGAGATTGACCATACCCTCCAAGAGCTTAAGGCTGAACAAGAGGAAGCTCAGTCACAGGAGATGGCTCAGGAAACAGGCATGGCTCAAATGCAGCAAGATATAGAGGGGCAGGGTATGGACAAGCAAGCTAATATTGATGCTACAGGGCGAGAGCACCAAGGGGAGATTGATAAGAGTGTTGCTAAAGCGGGTCCCCCCTCTAAAACTTCTGAGGAAGTTGTATTTAAATTAAATTCCACGCTCCGAAAAGTAAAAATAAAACTGACTGAGGACAAATCTATGGCTAATATAACAAAACTAAGAGCTTTAGATCGGATTATAAACAGAAATGTTGAGAATCCCGAAAATAACCACTAATTAAGGGCACTATATAACCATA